GTAAAGTTGTAAATTCTTCTGGCATTTCGAAACGTTCAAATGTGAAATCAAATGAATCCTCTAAATACTCTGCATCTGCATCTAATAACGCAACTATACCGCCATCAATATTACAATCAACTAAAATTGTTGTTTGTCGTCCAACTTGAGACGAACCGTCTTCATTAGTAACTTGGATATCAAAATAAATATCCTCACCAGTTTCTTGATAGTGCAACAACATTTTTCGAAAAATAGACGTATTAAAGTGGAATGTAGCACTACCGCTATATTCCAGACCTGTCGCCTTATTCCCCTTCCCTACTTGACCCATGATAGGTATTTTCGTTTTTGTTTTTTCGGATCGAGCCTCTAGATTGATTAGCTGTGCAAATTTTAAACGATTCCCATCTATCGTTACCCAAGCTACACCTTGCGCACCATGAATGGCATCACGAGCATGCATGGTAGCATCAGCAAAATACTGTAGATTTAAAGGAATTAATACTTTGTTTTTATCCAATTGCTTCTCCTCCTTACGCTACCATCGTCGTCACGTAAAGTTGTGACATCGTTAGTGTATTTATTACTTCCTCTTGTACAACTACAGCTCGTTTCGATTCACCTTGTCCAACTAACAGCTTTTCTTTATCGTAATTTTGGATAGCTCGAATACGCTGCATTTCTCCGCGATGTTTACCAATATCATTCCACAATGAAATACGTCCATCTGCATCATTTGGCACTTTACCAAGATAGCGAGTATTGAATAAATGAGCTGTATCGATTGCAAGTTGATCTAGAACTCGAATCGTTTGGTTGAATGAGAAGTCCTCATTCTTATCTGTTCTGAATGATGTAAATGTATTTACATCTTCTAATACATTAAAGTTATCACCCACACGATGGAAAACGTACTTACCCCCGTTTAGCAATAGAGTTAATTGTGGTTGTGTTTTTGTTTCAGACATATCAAGTACATGCTCACCATCATACGTGCGGTTAGTGTTGGATTGATTAACAGCCACTCCAGCTTGCACACCCGTAACCCAATAAACAGCACCAAAAACTTCCTCATCTTCTCCAATAGCATCGTTTTGCACATCAATAATACCTTCATGGTCTGCGTTGCCTAGTTTATGGCCGATTAACTGGAACTTACCGCCAACCTCATCACGGATGCGTTTTGTATACTCCATGTATAACGATTTGATAATGGAATCCTCTGATAAACAGCCTAATGTGTTAAAACCATATGCCTCTAACTCATCTAAGGCCATTTGGTGAGGTGTCCCTGCTGTTAATGCTGTTGCTCCGTTATTTCCGCCTGTTAGTTTTGTCCCTGCTGTTGCTGCTAGGGTAGCGTCCTTTTTAAAATCAACGAAATCATTATTTTTTAAATCAGCAGCTGTTGAAACAGCATTTTGCTCATCAATTAAAGTGCCAGCAATCAGTGTTTTAACGTCCCATTTTGATGGTTCATCTACATTGGCTTGAATAACAATACTAATGTCATTTCCTCGCATACCTTTGAATTTAGCAGTAGCAAATTCATTAGTTGCCTTTGCTCCTCCAAGGTTTAGTTTGCAGAAAAATACTGTAAGGGCTCCTTTAAATAAATCCCTAATACCTTTTAGCTTTGGATGAGTGTAATCGTAGCCGAAGATTTTTAAAGAGTCTTTCTGCATGTCCTCTTTAGTCACTGTCATTACTGCATCGTCTACTCCCCAATCAAGAGCAATTGGTAATGCAGCATAACCTCGGTCAGATAAATTTAAGAACGCACGTGCTTTACTAATAAAATTGTGATAAGTACCTGGCAACACTTTATTTTGCGTTAACCAAAAGCCTCCACCTAATGCCATTAATCTTTCCCTCCTTCTTCAAACTGTTTTAATATGCCATCCACCTCGGCGAATGAGTACAATTTGTTGTCCTGCAACAACGCATTCAAAGCATCACGCCGATGAACGTATTTTTTACTTTTGACTAGTTGTTCTTTTGTGAAGGTTTGCAATGTTGCTGCTATAGCCTCTTTTACATCTTCACTTTTTACAGGTTCAATTTTTTCCTGTATCTTATTTGTCGCCATTTGGAATCACCCTTTGTTTATTGATGTATTGCTCTAATGAGCCCATGAAAATCTTTTCTTCAACTTCCTGTAGAAAGAAATTAAAATGAATAAAGTTATGACCGATCTTATCTACCACCTCACTGTTTGCTCCTGTGCCAAGCATCAGCGAGCCATTTAACAGCGTTATTTCCTTGAGTGCTTGTTGTACCTTTAAAGTCATATTTGCGCTCTCTGACG